GCGAGTAAATCTGAAAAGAATATGGGGTTGGATGATTTTGAAAAACAACAAAAGATATATAATGGTCAAAGTCCAGAACCAAGTAAAGATATGAAAGGTGTAGAGAAAAAATTTACTACACAACCATCTCAAAATTTTCATCCAACGGTAAAACCAATGACTTTGATGAGTTACTTAGTTACATTAGGTAGTAGAAAAAATGATGTAGTTTTAGATCCATTTATGGGAAGTGGAACAACACCAATGGCTTGTGTTACATTAAGTAGAAACTATATTGGAATAGAAAGAGAAGATGAATATTTTAAAATTGCGGAAGCGAGAGTAAATAAATTGGAAAATCCCATAAAACAATGGGAACAATGGATATGACGTTAATACTTATTTATACGAGTTTTATCATTCTTCCGCATATCAATCAAGTTTGACAAAGGTATTTTTTAATGGATAAAAAACAGTTTTTATTATCAGAAAATTTTATAAATAAATATAAAAGAAAAAAACCACCATTCGGTTTTAATGGTTTAGGTGAATTAGTTTATATGAGAACATATTCTCGTATTAAAGAAGATGGTAAAAATGAAAGATGGTGGGAAACAGTTAAAAGGGTTGTAGAGGGTACATATTCAATGCAAAAGAACTGGATTGATTCACATCAATTGGGATGGAATGCTTGGCAAGCCCAAAGGTCAGCTCAAGAAATGTATGATCGTATTTTTAATATGAAGTTTTTACCTCCTGGCCGAGGTCTTTGGGCAATGGGAACATCCATTACAGAAGAAAGAGGGTTATATGCAGCACTTAATAACTGTGCATTCGTATCCACATCTACACTGAAAGAAGATTACTCAAAACCATTCTGTTTTTTAATGGATGCAAGTATGTTAGGTGTTGGTGTTGGTTTTGATGTAAAGGGTGCAGGTGAAATTATAGTTAAAGGTGTTAATCGTAATAGGAATGAAGAAATTTATATGATACCTGACACACGTGAAGGTTGGGTAGAATCATTGAGATTATTGTTGGAATCATATTTTCATGGATTACCACATATTGAATTTGATTATAATCAAATTAGAGATGCAGGAGAACCAATAAAGGGTTTTGGTGGAGTATCAAGTGGTCATGAACCATTAAAAGAAATCCACGATGACATTAGAAACGTTCTAGAAGATAATACAGGCGAACCAATTTCAGTTACTACTATTGTAGATATAATGAATCTTATTGGTAAGTGTGTTGTAGCAGGTAATGTTAGACGAACTGCAGAGATTGTATTTGGAGACCACGATTCAGAAGAATATTTAGATTTAAAGAATTATAAGATAAATCCACATAGAGAACAATATGGCTGGACTTCCAACAATTCAATATTTGCTGAACTTGGTATGGATTATACAGAAGTATGTGAGAGAATTAATGATAATGGAGAACCTGGATTCGCTTGGTTAGAGAATATGAGAAATTATTCTCGTATGAAAAATGGAACAGATAAGAAAGACCATAGAGTTGCAGGTGGAAATCCTTGTTTAGAACAATCGTTAGAGAGTTATGAGTTATGTTGTTTAGTAGAAACATTTCCAAACAATCATGAAGATTTAGAGGATTATAAGAGAACATTAAAATATGCGTATTTATATGCAAAAACAGTAACGCTTGGTAAAACTCATTGGCCAGACACCAATAGAGTTATGTTAAGAAACAGGCGAATTGGTTGTAGTGTAAGTGGGGTTGCACAGTTTATTACAAATAAAGGGTTAGAAGAATTAAAAGTTTGGTTAGAAAAGGGGTATGATGTTATTCAAGAGTGGGATGGTATGTACTCTGATTGGTTCGCCATACCGAAGTCGATAAAAACAACTTCAGTAAAACCAAGTGGTACAGTTTCACTATTAGTGGGAGCGACTCCAGGAATGCATTATCCAGAGTCAAGATTTTATATTCGTAGAATGAGATTATCTAGTCAATCAGAATTAATAGAACCATTAAAGAAAGCAGGGTATAAGGTAGAACCCGCATTTGGTTCAGAAGATTCGACGGTGGTGGTGGAGGTGCCGATTGATGTAGGAGAGGGTATAAGAACAGCGGCTGAACTTTCGATTTGGGAACAATTCAGTTTGGCCGCCTTCTTACAAAGACATTGGGCAGATAACCAAGTTAGTTGTACAGCGACATTCGACCCCGAAACAGAAGCAGATGAACTACCACACGTTTTAAATTATTTCCAATATAGATTAAAGGGTATATCATTATTACCACGACACGAGTTAGGTGCTTACAAACAAATGCCATATGAAGCAATTACAGAAAAAGAATATGAAAAACAAGTTAAAAAACTTGGATACTTGAGTTTTGTTGGCGTTGAAGGTGAACAAGCTGAAGTCGATAAGTTTTGTAATAACGATGTTTGTGAAATACCATTAATGTCGGAGACAATTTAAGGAGTATATGGTTGTATCAAAATATTTGGTGTGAGAAGAGAGCTTCTAATCAAGTAGAAGTTCATCTTTGGGATGACATTGCAGGTTATCAAAATTTTATATTCAAAAACTATGCTTATGTGAAGGATAGTTCGGGTCAATATCGTTCAATTTATGGTGATAAACTTAAAAAAGTGACATATTGGACAGAAGAGGATTATAATTCTGGTAAGGTATTTGAATCTGATGTTCCTTTAGAGACAAAAATTTTATTGGATAGATATCATAAGTCGGATGATCCATCAAAGAATCATATTGAATTGTTTTTTGATATTGAGGTAGAGGTAACTGGTGGTTTTCCTGATCCTGCTAAAGCCAACAATAAAATTACATCTATTGCATTATATAACAAGGCGGAAGATTGTAATGTCGTGTTTATAATATCAGATAAAATACAAAGTTATGGAAGTGATAATACAACTGTAAAGGTTTTTGAAACGGAACAACAATTATTAAAGGCTTTTTTGAAATATTGGATAAATACAAAACCTACCATTATTAGTGGTTGGAATATTAATAAGTTTGATATACCTTATCTTTATAATCGTATTTTAAAAATATTTGGTGAAGAATTTGCGGGTGCTTTATCGCCTATACAAATTGTAAAATATAATCCTAATAAACAGATGTATAAAATTGCTGGTATAAGTTCATTAGATTATTTAGAATTATATAGAAAATTTACCTATACCCAACAATCAAGTTATCGGTTAGACCACATTGGTAAACTTGAAGTTGATATAGGCAAGGTTGAGTATGAAGGAAGTTTAGATGACTTGTATAGGGATGATATAGATAAGTTTATCGAGTATAATTTGAATGATGTTAAAATTGTTGTTGCTCTTGATGATAAGTTGAAATTGATTGATCTTGCACGAGCAGTATCACATTTGGGTAGGATTCCGTATGAAGAGGTATATTACAGTTCTAGATATATTGAAGGTGCGATGTTGGTTTATTTGAGACAGTTGAATTTAATTACACCAAATAAAAAAATTGGAATGACATATGATGGTTCATATAGTAAATTTAGTGGAGCATACGTAAAGAGCCCAATACCTGGCAGATATGATTGGGTTTTTGATTTAGATTTGACTTCTATGTATCCATCAATTATTATGAGTTTGAATATATCACCTGAAACTAAAATTGGTAAAATAAATGGATGGGATGCGGAAGAGTTTATAAAAGGTTTAACTAAAACTTATTCAATCGAAAACAAAGGTAAAGTTGTACAACGTTTGTCTAATGGTGAGTTAAAAGATTTTATGAACAAAAACAATGTATCTATTTCTTCAAATGGAGTGATTTATAATTTATCGAAAAAAGGAGTAATACCTGCTATATTAGAAAAGTGGTTTAATGCTAGGGTAGAGTATAAATTACTTGCAAAGAAGTATGGTGAAGAAGGTGATGAAAAATTACATGGGTATTTTAATCGTAGACAGCATGTTCAGAAGATTTTGTTAAATTCTATTTACGGTGTTTTGGGATTACCCGTATTTAGATTTTATGATATTGATAATGCAGAAGCAACTACGACTACAGGTGTGAAGTTAATTCAATTTACAGAAAAGGTCACGAACAATTATTATAATAAAATACTCAAAGATGATAAGGATTATTGTATTTATACTGATACTGATTCTGTGTTTTATAGTGCTTTACCGTTGGTTCAAAAACGATTTCCTAAAATGACGACAGAAGGCGAATTAAATGATAAGTTTATGACAAAACAAATACTTGATATTGCGGATGAGGTTCAAGGTTACATTAATAAGTCATATAATTATTTTGCGAAGAATTTTTTGAATATACAAAATGATCATCGATTCGAAATTAAACAAGAGATGATTGCTAAAAGTGCTTTTTGGGTTACTAAAAAACGATATGGTCAATGGATTATCAACGATGGTGGTTTAACTGTAGAAAAATTAGATGTAAAAGGATTAGATATTGTTAGAAGTTCATTCCCACCGGCATTTCGTGATTTTATGACAAGAATATTGAAAGCTATATTGGCTAAAGTGGATAAAGATAAGATAGATGGATTTATTTTGAACTTTAAAAAATCATTATATGATCAGTCCATTGATGATATTGCTTTGCCAACTGGTGTTAAAGGCATAAAGAAGTATACGAAGAAAAAAACGACACGAGGATTTGGCGGTGAATCTATGTTTACGGAAATGGAAAAGGGTGCGCCGGTTTACGTCAAGGCATCAGTTGTTTATAATGATTTGTTAAAATATTTTAAAGCTAATAACTGTGAACCAATTAGAAATGCATCCAAGATAAGATGGGTATATTTAAAAGACAATCCGTTTAATATAGATGCTGTTGCTTTTAAAGGTTATGATGATCCAAAAGAAATTATGGATTTTATAAATCAGTATATAGATAGAGATAAGTTATTTGACAAGGCATTAAAGAAGAAAATTAAAATGTTTTACGATTCTATGAAGTGGGATATGCCAATTGATAAAAAAGTTTCAATCGAAAGGTTTTTTTGATTGACTTTTACAATAAAAAGTATTAAATTAAATGATAATAAATAATAGGAGAATATTATGAATAAAATAGTGTTGGATGCTTTTATCCAAAAATATAATCTTGGAGGACAAGTGAATTCTGTAAAATGGGATTCTGATGGCACAACATTGTCCACTAGATTTATCTCACCTGACAAAAGTTTATTGGGTGAATTAACTTTGTCAAAACAAACTTTACCTGAATTTGAAGTTGGAGTTTATGATACACCATTGCTTTTTAAGATGTTAGGTACTTTAGCTGATACTGTTGATTTTACTTTAACTAAAGTTGACAATACCCCTGTTGCTTTTCATTTTACAGATTCAGTAATGTCAGCTGATTATGTATTAGCGGCAATTGGTGTTATACCTGATGTTCCTGAATTAAAGAAAGTTCCTGAGTTCAATACTTTGGTTAATATTGATAGTCAATTTATCAATTCTTTTATTCGTGGTAAAAGTGCTTTGGCTGATGTTGAACATTTTGCAATTAATCCAATAGGTGGTGGTTTGGAATTTGTTATTGGTTATAGTGATATTAACTCAAACCGTATCAGTATTAAAACTCAAAGTGGTGCAGTTGCTTTGACTAAATCTATTGTTTTTAATGCTAATCTTTTTAAAGAGGTTTTGAATGCTAATAAAGAATGTTCTAATGCAACATTGCAAATTTCTGATAAGGGATTAGCACATATTGAATTTAGTGTTGATGATTTTAATGCTAAATATTGGTTAGTATCACAGAAGGTTTAATATGGAATCACATGGATTATGGGTTGAGCGATATAGACCTAAAGATTTATCAACTTATGTTGGTAATAAACATCTTAAGACCAAAGTTCAAAGGTTTTTAGATGATGGAAACGTACCACACTTACTTTTATATGGCAGAGCTGGTGGCGGCAAAACCACACTTGCTAAAATTATTGTTAATTCTATTGAGTGTGATTATCTATATATTAATGCGTCGGATGAACGAAATATAGACTTGGTTCGAGACAAATTGAAGTCATTTGCTTCTTCAATAGGTTTCAATCCTATGAAAATAGTCATACTGGATGAAGCGGATTATTTAAATGTAAATTCTGCTCAACCAGCTCTGCGAAATCTTATGGAAACGTTTTCTGCTCATTGTCGATTTATATTGACTTGTAATTATGTTGAGAAAATTATTGAACCAATACGGAGTCGTTGTCAATCATATAAAATAATACCACCGTCCAAAAAAGAAGTTGCTGTTCATGTTAGAAAGATTCTTGAAGTCGAAGATATTGACTGTAATTTAGATGATATAGCTCTTGTGGTTACGGCTGGTTATCCTGACTTACGTAAAATAATTAATGACTTACAAAGACAAGTAATTGATGGTAAGTTAAAAATTGACAAAGATGGGATGTTACACAACGAATTTAAACTACAGTTTTTAGAAATGATAAAAAACAAATCTGATATAAGGACAATTCGTAAATTGGTTGCAAATAGCAATTTCACGGATTATACTGAATTGTTTAAGTTGTTGTATGATGAAGTAGAAACATTTACGGGTGATAAAATACCTGAAATAATAGCAGACATATCAAGTGGAGCTTATCAAGATGTATTAGTGGTGGATAAAGAAATTAACTTTATTGCTACTGTATCAAAAATATTAGGGAGATTATAATGAATACAAAACCAATGAAACCATTACCAACGGCACAAGTTCAAGTCGATTTAAAAGATGCAGAAACTATGACTTGTCAACAATGTGATAATAAAATATTTATTCAAGGTTATGTAATAAAAAGATTATCAGCGATAATATCACCAACAGGACAAGAAGTAATTGCACCAATTCAGGTGTTTAATTGTGGAAGTTGTGGTGAGTTACTACCATTGAGTGATGAAATAAATGAACTTATTTGATTGGATAAATGAATTGTTTGTTGGCAAGCGAAATTGGGACACATTTTCTGATGCTGATAAAAAGAAGTTTAGTCCATTTATGGTAAATCGTTATTTAAGTATGAATGATGATTTTTTACCATTTGTGAATTATTTTCAGAAATATACAATTGAAGTGATGCCACGTAAGGTAGTATATCAGTTTTACTGCAATTTGTTACCAAAGAAAAAGATATATCTTAGGTATTTGAGTGGTAAGAAAGAAAAGACAAATGATAAAGTAGTTCCATTTATTATGGAATATTTTGAAGTGAGTAAACTTCAAGCTGCTGATTATTATGATTTGATGACAAAAGAAGATTTGAAATTATTGTTAAAAAATTTTGGAAAATCTGATAAAGAAATAAAGAAGATGAAAATTAGATGAAAGATAAATTAATATTAGCTTTAGTTATGAGTTTTTTAGGAAACGTTATAGCTTGGTTTCATATGAATGCACAATTCAGATGGGAATGGGCGAAATCACAATGGTGGATAATATTGGTTGGTGTTCCAATCAGTTATCTATTCTTTTATTCCACAAGAATGTTCTACCAGTACTTTGGAGAGTATTGGGCAGTTAGACCTATTGGATTTGGGATAGCAACATTAACATTTGGTATGATGACGGCGTTAGTATTACATGAAGTTCCAAGTCAAAGAATTATAGTATCACTTATATTAGCTTGTGTTATATTATATATAAATCTTTCAGTACATATAAAATAGGAGTACAAAATGGATATAAAAGAAATTGATTTAACAGATCATTCATCAGAAAAATCAAATAAAGATGTTTGGATCGGAAAGTCTGTTGTTCAACAAATGGAACACGAATGGCCACAAATGACCAAAGAGTTCAAGAAGATTCAACGAGAACAATATGAATTGTTCTTACATAAACAACATGATTATGGCCCAAGTAATATATCGGTTGGAACACAATTACAAACTAAAGAAGAAGTGAAACTATCACTTACAGGTTTATGGTTCAGAATGAACGATAAGATACAAAGATTGAAAACCTTATTGATGGGCGATAAAGAAGCCGCAGTAAATGGTGAACCAATGGAAGATGCATTTCTTGATGTATCCAATTATGGTATTATGGCAACAATCGTAAAAAATGGAAAATGGG